CTGAAGATCATTTCCTACCATGCTTTCAAGATGGGCATATTCCTCATTCGTAACTTTGATTGTTATGGTTCTCATTTTGTTCTACCCTTTGCTCATTAACATTTAGTTGTCAGCAGTATAAGATAAACAAGGAGTCCATGCATATTAATCTCCGAATCGGGGCCTTCTACTGATTTCATATTTTCTTTACTCCATCAATCGGCAGCCATGACGCAATACCATCAGGCCAACCGAGGAGCACTTTATCTTTTTCCACCTGCGAGACCTTATGTGTTCTTTCCTTCACCCAATTAGGCACCGTTTGGCCGGTGGCATAACGAGATGCCGTCACCCTAACAGTGTCTCCAACTTTTATCACTGTGGGGTCTGGTGCTGCTCCCGGTATTTTGAGTTTTTGTCCGGCATGAATAACGTCAGATGTCAGTCCATTTAATTTCTTGATTTCCGGATACCTTCTTCCATCGCCTAAAAGTCTGGCGGCAATCCGCCAAAGGCTGTCACCGCTGACTATTGTATAAGTTCCATATTCAGCAGCAGACTTTTCCGGATAGATGACAGTTCCTTCATCATCAAAGACAAAGTAGCCGCTGTTTTCATCCGCCTTTCTCTTGGCATTGGCAAGCACCTTGTAGGCTCCAATCTGGCTCTTTTTATCCTGCCAAGATTTACGCACCCGGTAATAGCCTGCCTCAAGCTTTGCCGGAGGATCATCACTCGGTGTCGGAGTGACTGAACTTCCACTCATCAACTTTTGCACATCCTGACGGAAAGTGTCCATGCTTTTTCCGAACTTTGAGAACCAGTGCCTTGGATCACCGTGATTGGATGCGATCCCTCTTTGATGCCCTTCGTAGTGCCCGATGATGACTCCGTCCGCCAGCGGATTAAGTGCATAGAGCTTACAGAGATACGCACAAAGTTCTATCGCTTCCTTATAGACTTTCTCAAAATACGAGCGGTCATTTAATCCGTCCTCGCAAATTTCAAAGCTGGTATGCGTGTTGTTTGCCGCACCGCCTGCATGCCATCCTCTGTGATCCCAAGGAAGCGTCTGATAGGTGGCAATGGAGCCGTTCTGAAGCTTCCCGATAAATCCATGCACGCAGACTGCTCGATCCATCGGCTGATTCCAATGATTGTTGTACTGATTCTTTCCCAGTTTCCCGTCATCCGGACCGACATAGCGTTTTAAATAAGGATTGTTTGCTCCAGTCGAATGCACCATGATGCCTTTTACTTTTATTTTCCTTCCTGCTTTGTAGCAGGCGTTTTCTGTAAAAATCAGCTTATTGAGATTCATCGCCCTCGTCCTCCTTTGAAATTGTTTCCAGCACATTTTTCAAGGCCTTAGGTATCGGAAGCCCCAGATGCGCAGAGTTTTCCAAAATGGAAATACCTTCATTTGAGAGATAGAAAAAGATGACCGCCGTCCTGATGGCACTGCCTTGTTTTAAGATAGAAACATCGATAATGTTCCCGATGCCTACAAGAACAAAAATGAGCACCTTCTTGGCGATGCCCTTGAAGCCGACTTCACTTGAGAGGTTTTTGTCGTAAATGGCACAGAGCACTCCTGTGATGTAGTCTGCTGCGACAAAAACAATGAGTGCATAGAGAAATCCGTCCAGACCTCCCAAGTACCAACCGAGAAAACCTCCTACAGCCGTGAATGCTGCCTGAATGGCAGACCAGATTTGTTTCATGTTGAAATCCTCCTTCCAAATAAAAAATGTCCGCCCTTTGGCAGACACTTCCGTCAAAAATGAATTACTTGATACGAGCTACACTTGCTTGGGCAACCAGTCCCAGAGCCTCAAATCCTCTTGGCCGAGCGACCACATACACATCCCTCTGACCTTCCAGTGATAGGCGGCTTCATTAGCCCAATAGATGAGCGAATCCACATCCTGGTAATAAAGGATGGAAAAGCCGTCTGAATCACCTAAGAAAATCCGAGATATCCAGACATTTATGTCTTTTGGAATCACCGTCACTTGATAGTCATTACCGCAGACCAGCGGTAGAAGTTTTGAATGAAAGAACTCGTAATCAAGAGAGATGTTTTCGGTCCTTGTCTCATGTTCCTCAATGTCAGAAGTGACAGTAAAGACTTGAAACTCCTCATCCCATAAGCCCCCTGTTCTCTGTATTCGTCCAAAACTTGCCAGGCTTTCGTCCGGCAGCACCACATCAAAGCGCTCGTAAGGTTCATAGGTATAACTATCTCCCACACGAAAAAGCTGACAGTGTACTTTATTATCCGCCCTTATGCCTGCAAAGCCTGATGTATCCGTCACCGTTCTTTGAAAACGCAGTCTGTTTGAAGCACCCGAATACACCCTGACACTCGTGCCACGCTTCCTCATCTCAATCGTATAAATATTGGGTGAAACACGTATATCAGCACCAGGTGTTTTTTGAAACGAGGTCTCATAGCTTCCTAATAAAACATCTCCCTGATAAAGCTCCACTGCCTGCGTTCCGTAGTTGAGACAACAGAAAAGATTACCTAAGAAAATCCCGGCTCTCCCGGTAAAGCTTTCAGGGAAAATGAGCTGCGCCCGTAAATGCAGATCTTGAAATCCCTCATAATTCAGCGCAAGTTCTCCATAGCCTTCAAGCTGTGAATAGGGACGGTTTTTCTCAAAGTCGTCCTTTTGCCAGACCTCCCATTCTCCGGAAAGAACAGCCCAGTAACTTTCAGGCAAAATGATTCTGTCTCTAAAGTCCTCATACCAGATAAGAGCGGAGTCCGCTTTTCTTCGGAGCATTTCAAAGGTGAGTTTAAAGCCCTCCCTCGGTCCCACCATCACGCCGTTAATATCTTTAAATTTCTTCGGAGACAAGGTGTAGCTTGCTTCACTAACGGACGTTTCCTCGCTGAAAGACTGACAGACTTTAAAACCATAAAACTGTACGCCTTTGGCAGCAACCGACACGGCGAGTGTATGTGTCCCGGCAGAAAGAGAGACTTCCTTCCATGCACACTTCCAAAAAGTCGACCGCCAGTATGGCCACCAAAGCCTGTTTTCCTCGATGAGGATACTTGTGCCGTCAAGCGAAAGATAAACACTGTTCTTATCCCATAAAGGAAAGCCAAGCTTTACGACCAGATCGTATGTGCCAGCTTCCGATATATCAAACTCATATACAACTTCACCATTATCGCCTAGCGTAACCATGTATTCTGATATGGAGACAATGCCGGAATAGGAGTCCGGCTGAGCATTTCTATCGACAACAACACCGCCAAAGTTTGTCTTTTGTGTTTTCCCGTAAGAGGTGAGATAACGCCTTCGCTTATAAACCTCACCCATCAAAGGATAGCTGTAATGCTCCGCGTCTTGTCCTTCCATGTAGTCGTAGACATGCGGAAGGGCAAACGGCCCTTTATCGTAATCATCCCAATAAGCGATGATAGGAATCTGAGGAGATGCAGGTGCTGTTTCTTTGAACTGATAGTAGCCCGTCATCCAGTTCTTTGCTCCGTAATAAGTGTGTGAAACTCCTCGGTAATATTTGCCCAGGTTCTCCGGCGTGTCGTAAATCTGCCAGTTCCAGCCGTAAGCCGGCATACCGAAGTAAATCTTTGACGGCGGCATCACGGATACGGCATAGTCGTAGATACCTTCCAGCCAGTCCCTTGGAGACACCGGCCCCGGAGCAGAACCCGCCCAAGCCATGCCGTAACTCATAATGGATGCCGTATCGCAGTAAGGAGCAAGGTCAGCATAAACGCACCAGTTCTCTCCGCCGACCGAGCCGTTCACGCTGGTCATGCCGGGAAGGCAGATGTTGATGCGTTTTCTTGCATCATAACTTTTCACGGCATGATGGATATTCTGAAACATTGCTGTGGACTTCGCCGCTGTGGAATAATCTCCACCACCTTCAAGGTCAATATCCACTCCATCGCACCAGGGGTATTTTTGCATGATGCGGATAAGTTCGGATAAGAACATATCCTGTGCGCCGTTTGTATTCTCCCGTATTGCTTTAAAGATAGGATTGTAGCCGTCATTTGCCACCGTTAAAAGCCAGCGGATATGCGGCCACTGCTGAATATAAGGCATCATGTTCGAGATGGAGACTCCTGATTCGTAGATTTCGCCAGTCGCCCTTACCTTAAAAGAAAAAAGACCGATCTGACTGATGCGGTCTCCATATTTGCTTAAAGCTTCATACATCCTGGCATTTCCCATAAAGGTCCAGACCATGATCTCTTTATTTTTCAATGGGTTAATCAAAACAGCTCACCCCCTTCATCCATTTCCTGCAAGGTAAACAACACTCTGGCAGATTTCCCTTGAGGGAGTTCTACATTGTGCTTGGAGTCCCAAGCCGCACTGTAAGAATAAAAGCCTTCTTTTTGAAAGGGCTGTCCATTTTTTGTTGTGCTTCTCTCCGATGCGGAGAAACTTAGCTCGTCATCCTTTTGAAGGGCATCCGGGAAATAGGCTCTTTGTCCGCCTGCCGCTTGCGAAATGGTTATGCCTTCCATATCCGATTTTGGATAAAGCTTCAGATCAAGACCTGTTGAGGTCTTTCCTAGATTAAAAAGAATCAGCGTTTCCTCCCCACGGACGATGCCGTTATACCAGACAGGTTCTTTTATAGTTTCACCCTCACGCTCTTTTTGAAGCATGGTTTCCGTATGCGGATGAAAGCCCGTCACCCGATCGCCCTCCTGCAGCATGAGGTCTGTGATCCAAACGGTGCCTGACATATCTGTTAAAAGCGGCTTTATCGTCACCGAAACAACCCGCTCATCTTCTTTTTTATTGATGGTCTCAGAAAGCCTATAAAACTTCTTCATAGCATCACCCGTCCAGAGAATAACGAATCTCAGAAGGATGCGGCACCCAGCCTGTAGCGGCAGATCCACCTTGCAGGAGAATGTCCGTCACTAATATCCTCCCGGTGCAGTTGGAGATAAAGATGCGCACCGTGATGGATTTCAGCCGTGACATGTAGCCTTTAGGCGCAACAGTATCTTTCACTTTTCTAAAATACGCCATCTCTGCATCCCTCCTTAGTAAAGGTCAATAAATCGTGTCTCGACAGTCCCGTCCTCATACTCTATTTCCACTTCCACA